TTCAAACTAATTTTACTTTTGCATCAGGATATGTTCCTGGTTACCTTGACGTATATTTAAACGGTGCAAAGTTAATTGTCGCTCAAGACTTTAGTGCCACCGATGGATCTATTATTGGTCTTACGACTCATGCTACTAACGGAGATGTTTTAGAAGCAGTTGCATTTAAAGCATTTAACGTTGCTACTGTCAGTGAAGCATCAGATTTTACTGTAACTGGCAATCAAACAACCAGAGGAACACTTACAGTAACTGGTGGCACAACACTCTCCAACTTAAATGTTACCGGAATTCTTACTGCTGGTAGTTTTAGTGGTGATGGAAGTGGATTAACTGGTGTTGCCTCTACAGATTTTATCATTACTGGAACTGCAGCAACATTCAACAACACGACTGAACTTCAGAATGTGCAATTAGTTGGTGTAACAACTGGATTAAATGTATCTGGTGTCGCAACTTTTGCAAGTAATGTAACTGCAGTTGATGGAACATTTAGTGGTAATGTATCAGTTGGTGGAACTCTGACCTATGAAGATGTAACTAATGTAGATGCTGTCGGTCTTATCACAGCAAGAACTGGTGTAAGAGTTACTGCTGGTGGACTGACTGTAACAGGTGTGTCTACTTTCTCCAGTAATGCAGAAGTTCCTAGTGATAGTAATAAGATTCTGTTGGGTGCAGGAAAAGAGATGCAGGTGTTTCATGATGGAACAGACAGTTTAGTTAAAGATACACGCAACTCTGGAACTGTAAAAATACAAGCAGATAATTTTACAGTTATCGATAAAGATGCATCCGAAACGATGCTTTCTGCTACTGTTGATGGTGCAGTAACACTTAGACATAATGGTAATACGAAATTTGAAACTGCACCAACTGGTGCCGTCGTTACCGGCATCCTAACTGCTACATCATTTGAAGGATCTGGTGCAAACCTCACCGATCTTCCTGCTAGTGGTGATGCTAATGATGTTACCGCATCACTATTCAATTAATAAATAAAGGAAAAACAGTAAAATGGCGCTCAAAAAGACACAGTTATTAGATATACAATCGGTCACTGGTATTGCAACAGTTGGCATTTTTACTGTTGGCGTGACTCAGACTGCTGGGGGAGTGGGTATTGCATCTACCAGTTATATTAAAAATATTATCATGCACAACACCGGGATAGGATCAGCGCAAGTATCTTTGTATATTAATCCAAATCTGACACCCGGACCTGCACTCGCTGTCACGGCTAATAGGATTATGAGAATTGATCTTGCGGCAAATGAAACAGCATTCTTTGAATCAACTTATCCGATTGTGATGACAAATAATGATACTTTATCTGTTGAAGTTAACGCACCATCGCAAAATGGAACTGGTATTGGATCTGCTGTTAACTTCATCATTAACGGAGATACGGACATCTAATTATGGGTATTAAAGCACTAGGAAATTTACTTAATCTCGAAAACAGGTTTACCAGAGCACTTCCGAATGATTCGACGGGTGCTCGTGGTGCGGAGATCCTGGGTTTTTCAGCAACTGGTGGTAATCAAAATACTTCAACCGGAGATGCCCCTGGCAATGGTTACAAGTATCATGTCTTTACTTCGCCAGGAACTCTAACAATTCAAGGTGGTTCTAAAGATATAGAATTTCTCGTCGTTGGAGGCGGCGGTGGTGGCGGATTTGGTAACGGAGGTGGCGCTGGTGCCGGTGGATTAAGATCAAATGATCCAAATATTCCAGGACCATCAGGAATGAAAGTCTCCACTACGGTGACATTAAATCCAGGTTCATATGCAATTGGTGTTGGAACTGGTGGTAACTCAGACGGCACACCTTTTGCCCATAGATTAGGAGAATCTTCATCTATTGGTCCTCTTGTCATAGCAAGTGGTGGTGGTGCTGGTGGACCCATGCCCGCACCTGATCAAGTAAATTACCAGGATGCTGGTTCTGGTGGTGGACAGGAAGCACCTGATCCACCGGAATCCAGTCGATCAGGTGTTTCTATAGATTCACCTGATTCTTTATCACCAGATAAGCAAGGACATGATGGTGGAGACGCTAATGGAGGTGGCGGTGGTGGTGGTGCCGGAAGTAACGGTAGCGGTTCAACCGGTGGTACTAAACTTTCATGTCCTGCATTTAGTTCTCCAATCATTCATCCCATTTGCCCCATGCCATCTGCTTGGCAAACTTATGTAGGTTCAGGCGGAGCATACGCTGGCGGTGGTTATGGTTATCCAGGCAGAGATAATGGACATAATGGCCCATATGATGCATCTCCAACTCCAGAAAACGCATATGCTGGTGTTGTCAACACTGGTGGTGGCGCTGATTCCAATCAAGGTGGTGATTCAGTTCAGGGCGGAACAGGTATTGTAATTATTCGTTACCAACCAGATTAAAATTAAATCGAGATGCTGCTTTATTAACTCATAAATAACTAGAAACGTATAAGAATAATGACAAGGGCTCGCGATCTCGCAAGATTTGCAAATAATCAGGCATTATCAGTTGATACCGACTTTGATGTAGGTATCAATTCAACTACTCCTGCAGCAAAACTTGATGTTCGTGGTGATTCTGTCATTACCGGTATATTAACTGCAACTTCTTTTAGTGGAAATATCACTGGTGATGCAACTGGATTATCTGGAACACCAGATATTACCGTAAATAATATTGTTGCAGCAGGTGCAACATTTTCTGGTGTTCTGACTTATGAAGATGTAACCAACGTCGATTCTGTTGGTGTTGTTACTGCAAGACTTGGAGTAAACGTTACCGGCGGTGAAATTGCAGTCGGTGCCGCATTCTCTGTTGGTCAAGCAGGTGTTGTTACAGCAACTACTTTTGTAGGAAACTTAACAGGAGATGTCACAGGTAATACTTCTGGAACTGCTGGTGGATTAACAGGAACACCAAATATTGATTGTGGAACAGGATCATTTACTGGCGACGTAGATATTGCTGATAAGATTGTTCATACTGGTGATACAGATACTGCCATTAGGTTCCCCGCAGCAAATACGTTTACTGTAGAAACTGCTGGTAGTGAAGCGATTCGTGTTGATTCCAGTCAAAGATTATTAGTTAATACTGCAACCACTAGAAATAATTATGATAATGGTAGCGTTACTTCAAACTTACTTCACGTTGAAAGAACTGCTGCAAGTGGTAATGCTGGCA